GGACTGAAGCCGGGCCTGTAGCGCGCCGGGCATGACGGCCGCTGCGACCGCCAGCCTGTCCGCGTCGTCCGCCTGTACGCAGGACAGGGCGACGGCGCGAAGCTGGTTGCCAAGTAGCTGCGGCTCCTGTCCGTCCCATGAGTCCTGTACCTGTACGTCTACCCAGACATCGGCGTGGTCCGTGGCCTCCTGCTCCGAGAGCGTGGAGGCGAGGGTCATGCAGTAGCCCAGGCACTCCGCTACCGCGGCCGCCTTGTCCGCCGGAGCGGAGACAAGCACGCCGTCGTGCATCGGGAGCACGACGCGCACGCCCAGTCCCGCGCTAAGCACCTCCTCAACGGCGGTGCGTAGGGCTTTGGCTTCGATGCGCATGAGCGCTACACCGGCCCCCGAGTACGCCTTGTCTGCATCAGCCCAGCCATTCGCGAGCGCTTCATCCCGCAGTTGCAGCCGGTACGCATTGGCCGTGGCCCAGCGTGTCTCAAGCAGACGGGTAGCGTCGGCAAGGAACTGCTGTGCTTCGGCCTCGGCAAACACCTTTTTCAGTGCAGTCATACCGCCTCCATTGAGGAGCGTTGCAAGCCCGGCTTTTACAGACTTGCGGTCACGGCCGGGAAAGAGGTTGTTGTACAGGTCGCCGGAGCGGAGGTCCGCCTGAAGCTGTGCATCGCCAGAGTAGAAGGCGAGGAGCTGCCAGTGTGAAGCCCGCCAGTCCGCGTAGACCAACACCTCTCCCTCGTAGGGGCTGGTGAAAGCGGCGCGCAGGCCGAGATGTTTGGAGAGGGACTGAAGCGGGAACGGCTTGGTGGTGTAGGTCCGGTCGTCACCTTCTGGTTTGCCGCGCGTGTGCAGCGTGATGGTCCCGCCGTTCGCCGCCGCGATGCTGGGCCAGTACCTCACGCCCTGGTCATACAGCGCCAGTGCTTGCGCGGCGTCCGCCTTGCCCTCGGCATCTTTCAGAAGCCGGGCGAGGGAAAGAGCGTTGATGCCTACCGTCAGTGCAGAGAAGATGTTATGAGTAGCCATGACTTCCGTCCTGTGTGGTGTGGGGCTGGGGTCGCAGAGCCCCCGGGTTGCTCCCCCGGGGGCTCGTTCTTTTTAGAAGGGGAGCACGCCGTAAGTGAAGTAGAGGTCGGCAACCATCAGGGCATAGGTAGCCGACGCGGCCGCGAAGGCGTACTCCACCGCCCGTGCGAACGGAGAGCGGCGGGGCGCGGGCGCGGGGACGGGCGCGGGGACGAACCAGCTGGGGCTAAGCACGATGTCGTCCTCGTCCTCCATATCTTCGGTAAGCTCGATGTCGTCCACCTCCACCTCGACCTCGACCTCAACATTCGCGGGAAAGAGGGTGTCGAAATCATCGCACTCGTTCCAGTCAGTACCATCCTTGATGATGGCGTCCACCTCTTCCGCTACCTCACCGCAGCCGCAGTCGCACACCCCTTCCTCGGCTAACGCCGCAGCAAACGCGGCCTTGTTTTCAGCGTTAATGATGGCATCAGACTGGGCCTTGTCTTCAGCGCGGGCGCGGCCCATGAGGGTCCAGCCGTTGCGGTAGTAGAGGGTGAAGTAGACATCGAACGCCTCCTCAATCCACTCCATGAAGACGCCCCGGTCGTCGTTGTACTCGTAGACGTTGTCGATGTACATCTCCAGGGTCTCGGCGTCCCAGTCGGAGAGGCCGACGCTGGCCTCGCGGGTGAGCTTGAGGACGGCGCGGTAGGGGACGGTGTTGTTGGTCATCTCGGGCTCCTCAGCGGGCGGGGTGTTGTGGTGTCGCCCGCTGATGTTCATAAGCTATCATCAGTCCAGCGCCGTTACAAGGGTCACGGCGCAGAAAGTTGAGCGGTGACAGAAGATTTCTTGAGAGCGCGCTGTTCATCAGTGTTCTCGAAATGTGTAACGGCGTAACCTGTAACACGCCCTGTTCGCGAAACCCTGGAAGGGGGTTTATATCTTCAGGCGGGGCACCTGTTACGGGGAGATGAAGACATACCCCAGCAGTCTTCAGATAGGTGTGTCACCCGTTACCCCCGTTACAGTTGTTGTTGTTGGGGGTTATAGTGGTACAGGGGTATAGTGTTCATCGGCCTTTTGGGAAATGGCCCCAACTTTTTTCAGGCACTAGGACGTAACGGCACCGCCCGCGGATCCGGTACGGGGCGGTACACCGGGGCGTTACAGCGGGGAGTGGCAGCAATCGTCAATCAAGGTTGACGATACGCGCGGGAAGTGCATATGCTGTGGCATCACCACGGAACGGCTACTCGTAACGCTCGTTATGCAAAAGGAGCCGCGATGAACGCCGCAGATAAATGGGATGTAATCGAAAAGAGGCTGACCAAGCGGCAACTCGACGTAGTGAAGTGGTGTGTAGCTAACGGTAAGGAACCTTACGATGCTTGCCGCGCGGGACTTTGTAGCACAAGTATTATGACGCGCTGGCGGCCGACGCTTGTACGCGAGTGGATTGACGCCTACGCAGCGGCCTTTCCTGACCCGGCGACATCAGGGTTGAGAACTCGGGCTGCAATCATTCGTGCAGTACCAGATGCTTTAAAGATTCTTTATGAGACGGTAGCCGCTGATGCGGAGAGTAGTCACAACGCGACCAAGGTACGCACGGCGCAGTGGATCATCAGCAAGGCGCTTGATGAGGCGGACTCCACTCCAGCGGCGAAGCCTATGAGTGAGGGTGAGAAGGAACTCGCCAACGTGCTTAGGCTTGTAAAATAACAGGAGCTTCACATGGCAAAGTTCTTTTGTGTATTCGATACAGAGACTACAGGATTACCGGATAACAAATACGCGCAGCCCGTGCAGTTGGCAGCGGTCATACTCAATGAAAGCGGAGAGGAGGTGGACTCTTACAACTGCATGGTTCTTCCCAGCATCATCGACACCACGACGTACCATCACGCTGAGCGCGTTCACGGCATCAGCCTCCTTCAGCTTGTAAAAGACGGGACGCCGGCAGCTACAGTAGCGAACCACTTTCGCGCATGGTGGATCGGGCACGGGCGTCCGATGCTCTTGGCGTTCAACAGCTTCTTTGACGAGGAGATGCTTAGGCGTATGGGCTTTGAGCCTAAAGGGTACTTTGGCTCCTGCATTATGAGGGCAGCGGCAGAGCGCTTGGGCAGGACAACAGGGCGCATCTCTCTCGACGGCGCAGTCCGGCGTCTGTCTTTACAGACTAGAAGCGGTAGCCATCATCACGCGCTGGAAGATGCACGCCTCGCTGGGCGGGTAGCGCACGCGCTGGGCATGTTCGCTTGACCTTCATTCCCGCCTTAGTACCGAAGCACATGCACTACGGGGTGCGTAAGCTGTTGCGGGACAGGCTGGCGTTCGCTCAGCTTTTACAGATTAAGAATAAGCAGACGCAGAAGTTCGAGCCGTTCGTACCCAACGAGGCGCAGAAGAAGCTGTGGCAGTTGTTGGACCAGCACAACAGGGTCATCATCATTAAGGCCCGACAGGTCGGCGTTAGCACCGGAGTCAGGGCGTGGCAGTTCCATAAAGCCTACACCTCTGTAGACCCCACGACGTATGCAGTCCTTAGCTTCCACGACCGCAGCGCTAAGAACCTGCGGCGTATGGACCGTAAATGGGTCTCGGAACTACCGCGTTTACTTCAGCGTGAACTGTTCCTCGATACCGCTGATGACACTGTATTCGCTGATACCAAGGCTGGCTTCAGCGGGTTCACTACAGGAGGGCGAGGCGGTACACGCTCGTTCGAGTTCACGGGAGCCCACCTCTCGGAGTTCGCCTTCTACCTCGACCCGGATGAGGTCTTAGCTCAGTCGCTCTCAACGGTGGGCGATGGGCCGCTGGTCATCGAAAGCACGGTTAATGCACCGGGCGATGCCTTTCACAGACTTATAGAAGGTGCCCCCGAAAATGGCTGGAAGGTCTTTACCTATTGGTGGTATGAGCATAAACCTTATCGTGATTACAATATCCCCGATGACTTCGAGCGCACTCAAGAAGAGGAGGAGCTGTCCCTCCGCTATGGGCTGGACGACGCTCAGCTAAACTGGCGGCGAAAGCAGATAGCGACGCTGGGCATCTCCAAGTTCAGGCGTGAATATCCAGCGTGTTTAGATGACGCCTTTCTTTCACGGGACAACACTTACTTTGATCCGACTGACCTCGACAACATCGAGCAGATCTGGTTCGACACAGCTAAGCGTGAGTTCGAAGAGCCCGATGAAGACGCGCACTACGTCATGGGCGTGGACACATCCGGCGGTGTTGGCGGGGACTACAGCGCCCTTTGCGTTGTAAATCTCGGCAACCTTCAACCCGTATACATTGAGCGCTCAAACACCTTGTCTCCTGTGGACTGGGCAGCGCGGGTAGTCACGGTCGCACAGCGGTACAACAACGCCCTTGTCCTGACTGAGAGCAACAACCACGGGCACGTTGTTCTTCGGGAGCTTCACGCGCTGCACTATAAGAAGGTGTGGCTGGATCACGATGGCAAGCCGTGGACTACTACAGTCAAGTCAAAGCTGGAAGCATACGAGACTTTACGAGAACACATTAAAGCAGGAATGATCTTCAGTCTTGATCAGTCTACCCTGCAAGAGCTTCGCGCCTTGGAGGTCCGCAAGGTTACACCGGAGGCACCGACGGGGCTTCACGACGACCTTGCGATGGCGATGGCGCTCGCGTACCGTGCAGTCAGGTCAGCACCGGCATCGCAGCGCAGGGAAGCACAGCGCGGGCACATGGACGACTTCATCAAACGGCGCCGTGTTGAACGCATACGCCGCAACGCTCTACCCTGGGGACGCGCTCAATGATTACGCCTAAGACAGCTCGCACTATCTACGAGGCGCACAACCGTTACTGGGATGACAGGCGCCCCGAGATGCGCAGGCTTCGCAACGCCTACCTCATGCGGTACTGGCAGCGCAGCCGCAGCTACGATGACTCTCTTCTGATTGAGACATCACGCGCGTATGAACTGATCGAGAGCTATGTCGCGTCCCTCTTCGTGCGCGACCCGTCGGTTGTGGTCAAGCCAGATCTTCGCGGGAAGGGCGACCCTGAACTGACAGAGGAGGTCGCTAACAACTGGCTCCTCCATACACGGCGCGAGATCGAGGACGCCCTAAGACTGGCGCTCATCTACCCCTTCAGCGCGATGAAGCTGTGCGCCAACGACACACCCGATGTTCTTCGGCGCGTGGATATGACCCCGGTTGGACCGTGGGACATCATCGTTGATGACGCCGCTACATCCTGGGCTACCCAGCGGTTCATCGGTCATCGCTACTACCTCCCGCTGGCAGAGGCCAAACGCAAGTACGGCAACAAGCAGTACAGCAAGCGGACGTTCGCCCGCTATATCGACCGACAGGATGCAGACGACACACCCGCGTACCGCCGTGATGAGGACAGCATCACCGAGCCGGTGGCAGACTTCATCCTTGTCATCGAGTTCTATGACCTCGTAAAAGAAAAGATGTTTGTCTGGAGCCCCGACTTCAAGAACGGGGAGAAGTTCCTGTATGACGGCGTAGTGCTGGATGTCGGCGTAGCCGAGGATGACGAGGAGCTTGAGCAGGAGAAGTTCGACGGCATCCCGTTTATGACTGCATCCGGTAAGCCGGTAGTTCCCATCGTCCCCATCTACATGAGCCGGGAACCGGATGAACCGCTGCGTGGGTACAGCGCGCTGCGCAGGGTCTATGACCAAATCGTAGAAATAAACACCATCCGTACCTTCCAGGCAAACGGCATCCGTAAAGCAGCGCGGCAGTGGATGGTAGCCTCCGGTCTTCTTGACCCTGAGAGCATGGCGAAAATCGCCCAGGGTCAGGACGGGGAGTTCATCCAAGTAGAGCTGTCTCCCGGCCAAGACCTCCGGTCAGCCATCGCGCCTGTACCGCACACGCCCACGCCTCCAGAGCTACAGACCTATGAGCAGCAGGTGGAGTCAGACTTCAGCCGCGGCTCCGTCATGGCGCCGTTCACGCGGGGTCAGGCGACCAAGGCCACGGCCACAGAGGTCACCGCACTGGCAGCGTACAGCGCCAGCGAGATCGGGCGGCAAGCGCGTGAGCGGGACGCGGCCATCGCGCAGGCAGCACAGACCTATGTGGTCATGCTGGCGACGCTGATGGATGACGGCGACGTAGTGGTACGGCTGGGCGGGAAGTCGCAGGTGGTCACGCCTGATGACCTGCGAGGCGACTTCAGCTTCTTCGCGCAGGACAGCGGTTCGACCCCGATGTCTGACTCAGTGAAGAAGCAGGAGCTAACGAACCTCATCCCTCTTTTACAAAGTTTAGGCGTGAGCAACGACACCATCCTCAAGTCTCTTGTCCGTGCTTATGATTTGCCGGAG